CTATTTCTTCTTGTTTTGCTAATTCTTGTGTTTTTGCTTTTAATTGGTCTTCACTCATATTAGTGATATCCAAACCAGCATCCATAGCTTTAGAAATCTTCTTTTGTTCCTCATCACTAAGATTTCCAAGCTTTTCTTGCATAAGGATTTGTTTACTTAACTCATCAACCGTCATACCAGCTGCATCAGCTAATACTTTTTTAGTAAACGAATCTTTTTCAGAAAACTTACCACTTCTTTCGATTTGTCTTAATATTTCTTTTTGTGCATCAACATGCTTTCCAGCATATGCTAATGCTCTTGCTTGCGATAAATTAAATTGACCGCCAACAAATGTTGCAGCAACTAATTCCTTTTCAATACCATTTTCAAAATCTAAAAGAGATTCAGTTGTTTTTAATACATCCTTTAATGTAGTACCTAATCGTCTAGCTTCAATAGCTTGTTTAGCAATAAGAGTTACATCACCTTTAAAATATGTATATGTACCCTCTGCCGAATCTGCAATATCTTTAAATACTTTAGATGGTGCTACACCAGCTAAATTAGCCATATCAGCCACTTGCTGTGATACGTTTTGTGCTGTTTCTGCTGATAGTCCCGCCATACTTTGGAAAACCATATTAACGGCGGCGGCATCGGATTGAGCTACACCAAAGTTTTTATTTAATACAGCTACGTTTGCAGCTACTGCTTTTGATACAGGAATACTATCACCAAATTCGGTTTTAAATGCCGCAATACTATCATATGCAACTTCAGCATCCACTCCCAATTTAGCAAAATCAACCGCAATACTATGAGCATCTTTTTGAATTTGCTTTGTTTGAGAATTTGTTAAACCAGTTTCTTCTCTAAACTTCTTACTTGCGGCTTGTATTTCAGTAAATGATAATAATGCAGCTCCTAATAAAGCTCCTAATATTACAATAGGTCCCAAGCCTTCGGATATACCTTTAGCTAATTTTTTAGCCATATCAACACCATCTTGAAGAAATTGAGGTAATCGTTGATATAAATCATCTGCTTCTTCTTGTATTTTTTGTAGCCTTTCTTGTTGAGATATTAGATTTTCATTTAAATTAAATAAATCTGTTAATTTTTCTTTTTCTTTTGGAGGTAAATCCGCTATACTTTCTTCAAAATGTAATCTTCTACTAGCTTGCTCAGTCACACCTAATAATTCATTTTTGGTTTGAGAAGCTGCTTCTGCTTGAGATGTTATCGATGTATATAAATTAGTATATACATCTAATTTTCTTTGATTAATTTTAAGTTCATCTTCTGATAATCCGGCTTGCTTATCTTTTATATCTAATATATTCGCCGCAAGAGATGCAAATGCGGTACTACCTATTTTATTAGTAGATATTAATTTTCTAGCTCCAATATCTAATTTAGTATAAGATGTTTGTAGGGTATCTTGTAAATCGTTATATTCTTCTGCTAATTTGTTTTGTTCTTGTAATGGTTTTACTTGCTTTCCTAAAAGTTTTACTTTTTCTTTCTCTTTCTCAATTCTCTTTTCAAGTCTTTTACGTTCTTCCGCACCAGCAACCGCAGCCTTTTTATTTTGCTCCTCAATACGTTGATTAGTTTCTTCAATTTCTCTAAGAAGGCCTAACCTAATTTCATCTTCACTATCTGATAGTTTCTCAGCCATTAGTTGCTATATGTTAGTTATAATCTTTTGGTATCATACCCCAACTCTGAAACATTTTAAACATTTCAGGCTTTTCATCTTTAAGTCTATCGATATCAGGCTTATATTTTGAATTCATTTTATCAACATCAGCCTTTAATCTTTGTAAAGTAGGGTCTTTATCAATTAATTGTTGAAGTTTTGCAGGCGTAGCTTTTTTGCTAAATAACCCGAAGAATTCTTTTAATTGATGTCTTTTTATTTTATATTTTCCCATAATATTTGCTTATTTATAATAATACAACTATAAATATCGTATAAACAAAAAAAGTTAGGAATAAGAGAATTATCTCTTAAACCTAACCTTTGATGCGTTTGCCGATTGATTTGATTTTTTAACTTCTTCGTTTTCTTTTTTCTTAGATTCAACTAATTTATTATAGTAGAATGTTCTAAGATACGTTGGCATTTTATACAATTCCATAATAGTGAATCCGTTACTATATTCCACCATCTCAAAAATTTGAGTGTGAAGTATTGCACTATGATTCCTCGCCAGGCCAAAAAAAGCCTACACCCATTGGGATAGGTGCCTCCTCCACCTCACCATCTTCATGGGTATAACTAAATTTCATATTCATATCAGGAGATATTGTTTTTACATAATCTCTGAATGCTTTACTATCTCTAGCTAAAAACGAATTATTCACAAATTTAGTAATTGTACCAATATCCGAATTACCATCTACACTTTTAATCATATATCTTAAACGAGTGGTAATTTCAAATGAAGTATCTTTATTTAGTTTTTCTAATGCTGTGATATCCTTATCAATTAATAACTCGTCACCATGCGTAAGTAATTTAAATGTTAATTTATTTTTACCTATTGGAGTAACGAATTCAAATTCATTTTTATAATCAAATGAAGTCATATCTACCTCTTTAATAGCTACTTTAGATAAATCAACAGTAGTTTCCAATGTTTTACCTACTTTAGATGAATAAAAAGATATATTATAATCCGCACCATATCCTAATAAACGTGTTGCTAATATAATAGCGTTTTTATCTCCAATTAGTATATCATTGATATTTACGTTATCAACTATAATAGATTCAAATAATTTATCTAATACAATACCTTTTTTGATTAGATTTGTAGAAGAAAGAATATCCTCCTCTTTTGCAGTCATATACTTAATTGTAATTCTACCAGATGATAATGGATTATCTTTTGGATATAATTTACCTTTAGATGGCAAATCCAACACTTCGGTTGGGAAATCAAATTGTTTTTCTGTCATAACTTTACTTGTTTTAAGTTTGTATATATAAATACATAGTTTTTAAAAAAATAGAAAGCATAAAAAAGGGGATATTTTAGTATCCCCTTTATTTTTATCTTTTTTTGAATATTAGTATTCAAGAACAGCGTAATCGTAAGTTAATGTTAAATCAATTGTTGCTGGTTCGTTTGCATTACTAAAATCTACTTCGTTAAAGTTTGCTTGAGAGATAAATGCACCATTTAAAGTCCATTTTTCAATCTTATCTCCAACAGGACCTAACATATAAAAGTTAATAGTCTTTTTGTAGAATTCTGCATATCCATCTCTACCAGTAATTGATTCATGTGATAAACGAATCCACTCCATTACTAATTGTGCCGCTGATGGTACAATTGGGTCATATAAAGTGATGTTCAAATCTTGCCACGTACCTTTACCTTTTAGTTTTCGTTGTACGTTGATATGGTCGATGGTAACAGTCTCAAATTGAATTGATGGTCTATTTGCTGTTTTTACCATAAATGCTGGGATACCTACTTCTGTCATTTCCATGTAGTAGCGGTTCTTCATTTTTGGTTCGAACTGCGTGAAAATCATCTTATCGTAGGGTAGTATTAATTCGTCTGCCATTTTGTGTTCCTTTTAATTTGTATTAATAAATATTAATTTTGTTTATTTTCATATTATGCTGAGAATGATGCTCCAGTTGGTAAGATGTTGAAATCAATTACGATGAATTCAGCTGTCTTTGCCGGTTGAAGGAAAATTGCTCCTGCTAATATGTTTCTATCAATCACATCCGGTGTGTTATTAGAATCATCCATTACAACATTGAATGCGTACAAACCTTGTCTTTGTTGGATACCCTCTAAGTAAGGAGTTACAGTGTTGATAAATCTATTTCTAGTCTCCGTAGTATTTTGTTCGAATACTAAATAGCGAGATGTAGAAGCGATAAATTTCTTAACAGTGATTAATAATCTTCTTACGTTGATTCTATCTAATGCAGATGCTTTATCTTGCAAAGTCTTTTGTCCGAATGCTACGATACCTTGTCCAGGGAAAGTTGCGATTGGGTTTACTTTGTTCTCATATAAAGTATCTCTTTCAGAATGTGTTAATCTATTTAAAACACTAACTGCTCCAGTGATACCACCTCTATTCAAACCAGCAGGTGCGAACCACTCAGCCGATAATCTATCACTACTAGCGAATACCGCTGGTAATAATGTAGATGGAGGTACAGTTGTAAGTTTGTTTGTGTTAGAATCAATAGTTTTCATCCAAGGATAGTAACAAGCTACATAATTTGAATCTACCGAATTTGCTTGCTCCGTTGCTACCGTTATAGATGAATCATAATCCGTAAAATCTGCAATATAGAAAGTATCTTGTCTATCTTCACACATATCAATTACCTTTTGAGTAATCGCAGGGTGTAATTCTCTATTGATACCAGGAGTTGAAACCAAATTGATATCATACTCATCAGGATTTGATAAAGCGTTAATTGCTTTTGAATATCCTACTGAACCAGATGAAGTTGAACGAGCACAATCAAAACCCTGATTGTTTGCTGCTCCCCAATCTGCATCACCAGCTTTAGCTATAGCTTTAGTTGGATTAACACCATCAAAACCACCTTGGAATGCCATTACAAATTGTCTCTTAACCATATCAACTGCGGCCGAACCAGTCATTTGATAAGTAAGTTGAGAATCAAATGCAAATATAGTATTTGCCCCAGCAACAGCGCCATCAGGAATTGGTTTACAATATTGTTTATTATCTTTTTCAACACCACCTGTCTCAAAATCAAATCCGGCAAAATATACAGGAGATGAAGATGTATTGTTTGCTGACCCAGTTTGGTAAACTACTGCCGGTACATATGATGCTTCGGTTACGTTATTAGTTGCAATTGGGTTAGTGTAAGCAGCGTGTCCAAAAGGAGCTGCTGATATTGGATATGAACCTGCAGTTGATACTTCAACTCTTACATATGCTGATTTGTTTGAATAATCACCATATTCAGTTAGTTTTCCATTATCATCTATTGTGAAATATCTATCACCAATCACTCTAGCAATATATCTAGGAGATGATGGGTCTAAGTTTACGTTATTGTATGATTCTAAAGGACTCTTTCTTTTATCAGTATCAGAAAATCCTCTAACAGTTACAGTGAATGTAGAATAATCAGTTGAACCATCTTCACCAGCTGCTTTAACATTTGAAATACTAACTTTAAATTTAGTATTGTATGTGTTACCATGCCCAGTAGTATGGAAACGGAAAAGGTCATATCTTTCACCACTTACAACTTGTGATTTAACCCAAGGTGTAGATGCTACTTGTGCATCATAAGTGAAATCTTGCGTTGGTAAATTTAATTCATTTACCTGAACACCATTTAAACCATCATTGATTGAACCAGTATATAATAGTGCTGCATTTTCAAAGAAAGTATAAGCGTAAGCTGCTTTAGCTCCAAATGGAGATTCACCAAATACATCTGCTAAATCATTCGTAGCTGATGCTAAGATTGATGCAGATACACTAGCTGCGGCTGAACCAGAACTAACTTTTCCAGATATTACAAATGAACCAGATATGGTTGCACTAGCTGTAATATTTGTTTCAGCTGCTGTAAACCCTACATTCGCAGTTCCAAATTTGGTTGAATGTAAAGTTCCTATAATTTTAGTTCCAAGAGAAGATGATACTAAGATACCCAAAGGTGCTCTTTGCTCATATCCACCGATACCAGCTACTCTTACGATTGTTGCTGCACCTGCTTCTCTTAAATAGTTTTGTACTGCATATTCAGTATAATAAGTTCCATCAGGTGTTCCGAATATTTGTTCGAATTCTGATTGCGTTCTCACAGTTGTTGGAATGAATGCAGGTCCTTGTTTAAAAGGTCCTACGAATGCTGCTCCAATTTCACCAATTCCTTGCGCTAAGAAGGATAGGTCATTTTCTCTTGTGAATACACCGGGTGATACGATTCTTTCTGCCATTTTTTTACTCCGATTATAATTTTTTAAATGCTAATATTGAGTGTGTACAATATTACCTATATAAATATAAAGAAAATACCCAAAACCATATTTTTGTTATAAAATACAGAATTGGGTATAATATTTATTTTTTTTTATTAAATTTCTACTAAACCGGTTGTATTGATGCCGATGGATAAGGGAATACACTACCAGTATACCAAGGTGTCATATCAACAGGAACATCAGTTATTGAGTATCTTTCTTTATTAATTTGTTTACTAATTTGTCCATCAATATGTTGCCAATAGCTAGGGTCTAATGAACTACTAGCTATTCCTTTAATCCAACCCAAAACTAACTCTTCTGTTAATTCTTCATATGGAGTAAAATCATCAGGATTTACATTTGAAATTGGAAATGGAGTTGCGCCATCAAATTGACCAGAGATATTATCATCATCTGTGCCAACTACTTTCCATTGTGTTCCTACAATTACTCCGTTTAATTCAGAGCTGTCCGATTTTGTAATTCGTTTTATACTCCATTCGTATGTTCTTGCCATAATCTTTTATTTTATATTTTATAAATAT